GTACAAAAAATAGATTATTGTATTATTTTAAGAGGTAATTTATTCTTTCTTACAGGTAAATATTACTTAAATAGGCTTATAATAGCTAATAACAGCTAAAATATAGTATAACGCTAAAAATATATTTTACAACAGTTATTGACTTATCAAGTTTTCTGTGTTACGTTTGAGCGCGAGCGAAAACGGAACAATGTACTTGTTATTTTATAAATCTTATCTTTATCTATTTAATCTTATAGAATATATAAATGCCTAAAATAAACTTCAGTAAGAATATTAATACTTATAAACAACATCGAAAGGTGTATAAAAGAATAAACTTAAGACAGGTTAAGTTAGTTAGTGAAGTAATAAGACTTATAGTATATAAGAATACTAAGCATATTAATATAAATGACATAAAAAATTTAGCTGTAAGAGTTTACAGTAATAATGATAACAAGTATATAAAGAGGATATATTCTATGCTAAATGATGAAATAGTGAAAAAAGAAATAGATAATGGATTAGTTCAATATTACTTAGATAAAGGTATAAATCCATTAGATAAAATAGTAGAACTTACAGTAAAAGCTGAAGAAAATATTAAAAGTACTAATGATGCCTTAAGTACAGCCAGATTCTATAAAGAAATATATGATGGTAATACTGCAAAGATAAAAGAAACAAGGACTTATGATAGTTTTGATAATTTCAAATCTAATACTCCTACTGAAATAAAACAAGAGGTAATAGGTAATGTAAATACTGATGGAAATTCTAATAGAAATGATACCCCTACAGGACATAAGGATGGGGGTATGGGGGAAGGGGAGAGACCAGAATAAATTATACACCTATTTTTTACATAACATAACATATATGTATCTATTAAATTTAACATAAATAAATTCTATAACATATTTTTTGATTATACATCATATTCTTATAACATATTTTTACATATTCACATATATTATTGTTCATACACATATTTTAAATTAAATATCTAATAAAATATATGAACATATTAACCACCTTAGCTAAATTTAAATAACATATTCTAAAAATTTTTATAAAAAAAATTATGGATAAATGGTTCTGCTATCAACGCCAATATGATTTATTACATGAATTAGGATTAGCTGTTAATGGTATATATTATATGCCATATAAAGCAGTAGAATTAGTGGTATGTAAACCATTAACTATTAATGTTATTAATTCACAGTTATCTAAAACTAAAAGAAGAAGGACTAATGCCACGTACAAGTCGCTTACCTGAATACCAAGCCTTTATTGATGCTAAAGATATGCTCGATAAAGAGCCAGTGGACTATGTAAAATATGATAAATATGTACTGGTTAAGAGAGAAGTGTGGGAAAAGTCAGTAGAAAGAACTAAAAAGATACTGGAAGAACGAACACAAATAGAAAGAGCAATCTATGAACAGCCAAATTAATGTATCTGGATATTTGACCTTTGATTACTGTAGTTCTGTGAGCAAAGGAGCATTAAAAAACGTCATTACATCTATTGACATTCGTAAAATATTTATTATATTTGTCCCTTATTAAAAAGTGAGGCGTTTTTAGCTAATGACCAAAACTGAAGTCATACAGAAATGCGCAGATAGCCTTACTTATTTGGGTAAAACCATAAGTCCTCAAACGTATTATCTTCCATCTCCCCCATTTCATTCCGAATTAGACCTTTATCTTACTGACCGTAGCTCAATACAGACATTAATCGAAGCACCACGTGGTACTGCTAAATCATCTAAGGCTGTTATGGCTGTATTTGACCATGTAATATTCGATATTGGTGATAAATTTGTGCTTATTCAGTCTAAAACCCGTCCTGAAGCTATAAACCGCCTTACTAAAATTAAAGATGTGCTTAATTACAGCCAACCATTTAGAGAGTTATTTGGTTATTCTGGTGAAAATGTAGCTGAAACTTGGCGTGAAGATAAAATCAAAGTCAAAATAGGTCGCTGGTGGGTTACTATTAAAGCATTAGGTACTGGGCAACCCGTTCGTGGTGCATTAGAATCTGATACCCGTATTACCCTATACCTTCTTGATGACCCAGATGATGAACTAAACACCATTACTAAAGAACAAATGGATAAGAACTTTGATTATTTTCTTGGTGGTCTTGCTGGTCTTGATAGACGTAATGGTAGAGTAATAGTAATTGGTACACCTATACGTGAAGGTTGCATTGTAGAAAGATTAAGAAATGCTACTAATTGGGTTACTAAACGTTACCAAGCATATGATGAAGATACTAAGGAATGCCTCTGGAATGAGATGTATCCTTATGAATGGTTGATGAACAAGAAGAAAGAACTGGAAGAACTGGGAAAATTATCTAAGTTCTATTCAGAATATTTATGCCAAATTGTTGGAGACGAAGATAGACTGATGAAAAAAGAATATCTTCGCTGGTATGATGGTCATCTAACTGAATTAGATGGCTTTCTTTATATGAAAATTACCCACGAAGGGGATACAGAATATACCATTGAGGAACTAATAACACCTAAAATTATACCAGTTAATACATTTCTTGGTGTTGACCCAGCTTCTTCTACTAAACAAACAGCTGATTTTTCAGTGTCTATGCCTATTGCTTATACTGGTAAAGATATTTATATGTTAGATTATTTTCGTAAACGTGTAACCCCTACTGTACATGCAGAGCAAATTATAAATTCCATTAGATACCATAAATTTACAAGAGTCCACGTAGAAACCGTCGGTTATCAAGAAATGCTACGTGATTATCTGCGCAAACGTCTTAGAGAAGAAAACCTTTTTGTGATGGGGATGGAAACTAAGATAACACCACGAACTGAAAAGTCCTCTCGTCTTGAACGCTTACATCCCTATCTTTATAACCGAGTATTATGGATTAAAAAATCTCATACAGAATTTGTTGATGAAATGGTAATGTACCCACGTGGTAAGCATGACGATACATTAGATGGTTTAGATTTAGCTACTAAACGGTTAATTGCACCTTCTCATTCAGTAGCGATAAAGACCACACCTTTATTTAAACAAGAAATAATGATGGACTATGAAGATATTCGTTATGGTCGAGCTAATAACAATTCTTGGATGTTAAACTAATGGCAGTATTTAAAGATTTAAAATGTGATAAATGTGGGCATGAATTTGAGGTTCATATCAATCCTAATGCGGAATATCCTAAATGCCCTAAATGCGAATCTTCTACTCACTGGCTTCCTAAACTTAATGATAAAGGATTCCAGATTAGCTATGCTTTAAGAGTTATGTGCGATGGTTTTAATGACAAAACACATTTTTCTGCGGAATAATGATGGAAAAAACTAAAGACGTTATATTATCTGAGCAGATATTTAGAGACTATTCCAGTGGCAGTCGGCAAACTTGGAAGAAACTGGCTATCCAAGATAGGGAAGTGAAGATTAATGCGTGGAAGAAAGAACACCAGAAAGTTCTTGAAGCACGTGGACAAATGGCTATACCAGTTAACGAGATACTCCCATCTATTGATTTAATTATAGCTGAACTTACAGAAAATCCACCTCGTTTTTCCGCTACTGGTACAGAGAAATCTGATTTTAAAACTTCTTCTAATGTAGCTAAATTATTTGATTGGATATGGTATCAGTCTAAAGGTGAATCTAAGATTGATAAATTTACCAGAGATTTTATTGAAATTGGTCTTAGTGGAATACAAGTGTATTTTGACCCTAATGCTGATTATGGTAAAGGTGAAATATTATTTACCGATCTTGACCCTATTAAAGAGCTGTATCTTGACCCTTCAAGTAAAGAACAAGATGGTACAGATGGAGAAAACATATTAGTTTCTAAAGTATTATCCATAAACAAGCTGAAAGTCATATACCCTACAACAGATTTTTCTCAAGCTGAAAAAGAATCTCCAGAAACATTTTCTATACATGGAGCTGATAATACTGGGCAAATATTAAATCCAACTACTACATCTGGAGACTATTGCCGAGTTATAGACCGTTACACTAAAATTAAAATTCAGCGTTACCATGTGAAAGATTTAACTTCAAATTATGAAAATGTATTTGAAAATGAAGATAAACTTAATGAATGGTTAGCAGAACCAGCAGCTATTCTTACTAAAGCTGGTAGAGAACAATATGTTACTGACCCCGTTGCTTTGCAGAAACTAAATGAAATCGTTTCTCAATATGGGATGGTATTCCATTTAATCATTGACCCTAATAATCCTTCTGCGCCACCAATAATGGTCTCCGGTTTAGAATCTGAACCTTATGCCGTACCTGGAGAGACTACTGTTGTTAGTATGGTGACTAAAGGAGAATTGGTTAAAAATGGTGTTATTGTTGTTAAGCAACCATTAATTGATAGAATCCAGCGAGTATTGTCTGTTGGTGGTATTGAAATTGCTAATGAAGTTCTCCCTATTAGAGACTATCCTATTATCACATGTATGCTGCACCACGATAGAACTCCTTACCCAATGGGCGATATTCGTATTACTACTCCTTTGCAGCAACAGTTAGATAAATTAAGTAATTTGATGATGACTTATTTATCTAACATTACCAATCTCAAACTTATTATGCAGAAAGATTCTGCAAGTAAAACTTTAGTAGAGGAAGCATTACAGCAAGCTGGTGTATCAGTCATCGAAGTAGATTTTGAAAATGGGGATACTGCGCCTTTCGCATTACAATATCCACCTATGCCTAATGCAGCATTTGCTGAGAAACAAAATATTATTCGTCAGATACAGAGAATTATTGGTTCTTATTCGTTCCAAGATGGGGAAGTTACTTCTGCACCACGTACTCTTGGTGGTACTCAACAGATAGACCAAATGATGCAACGTAGAGCCTCTTACAAACAACGTAAAATTGAGGCATCTATTAACCAGATGGCTAAAGTAATATCTCAACTGATACCTAATGTTTATACTACTGAAAAAGAAATTCGCATTATTAAACCAAATTATAAACAAGCAAGCCAAATTACTTTTAACGAACCTACATTAGATGAGCAAAATGGTGATATAATATTATTAAATAATATTACAAATATGGAATATGATGTTCGTGTAATAGCTGGCTCTATGTTGCCTACTAATAGACAGCAAAATTTACAGACCTTAACTGCGGCTTATCAAAATGGTATTATTAAAAATGCTTCTCCTATAATTGAACAACTGCCTATTGATAATGTTGATGAAGTGCTTCAAGATGAAGATACAATAAGAAATGCTGAAAACGCTATCATGCAGTTACAACAACAGAATGAAAAGTTACAAGGTTTAATCGAAACTTTGCAGAGAGAGAACATACAGAAAGAGCAGAAAGTTTCTGAAATGAAAACTAAAACAGATTTACAAGCATTAGTTAATGATTTAAAATCTACTGTCAATCTTACAAAAATGAGAATGAATGATTTAATAAAAAATACAAACAAGAAGGTGAACAAAAATGGCAACAACTAAAATGGTACCATAATATTCACTTGAGAATTTTAGGTACATATTAATAACAATAAATAATGGTAAATGCATAGCATACCATAGGAGAACAAAATGTCTTTAAAACCTGGTAAAACACCATTTGAAACTTCAGAACAATTTGATGAATCCGCAGCTGAGAATCAATTTGAAGAAGTATTTAATGAAATAGAACCTATTGAATCTGTCCCTACTGAAGAAGAAATTAAAAGTTGGGATAAAGAGAAATCTGCTAAAGCGTATGTGAATCTTCAACGTAAAATTTCTGAACGTGATAGATTATATCGTGAAGAACTTGAAGGTAGAATACGTGCAGAAGAACGTGCTAAACTTCTGGAAGAATTGGTTACTAAACCTAAGTCAGCAGAAGTTGAGCCAAAGCAACAATTAGCTAAACCAGTTAAACCTACTCGTCCTATTGGATATAATAAAGCTGATGCAATAGCATATCCCGAATCTGAATCTGCTAAATTTGATACAGCATTGGAAGAATATTATGAAAGAAAAGATGCTTATGAAGAATTTAGAGAATCTCAAATTAACGAACAGATTAGCGCAGTAACTCAAACATTCGAGGAGCAGAAGAATAAAGAGTTACAAACTCAGGAATATGCGAGACGTAAAGCTGAACATATTTCAAGATTGTCTAAGGCAACTGGTGGAGATATTAAAAAGGCAACAGAAGTATTCGATTTTATGCAAAGAGCTATGGTGAAAGATGACCCTTCTTTGTATGTCAAATTATATGAAATGGAAATGGCTAAGAATGGCAAACAAATTAATACAGAAAAAAGAGAACTGACTTCAGATAGACGTATTAATTATCATTCACCACTTTCTATATCGAATACTAACACGAACGAAAATGATGAACAAGTTACCTTTATGCAAGAAATAAAAAATCGTAAAGGTAATAAACATAGTTTATTCAAAACTGAACCACGAAATTAAGGAGATTTATAAATGGCACGTGTAACAAAAACCCTATTCGATAATGGTGTTGCATCGAAGTTGTGGCTTGACCGCAGAGATTTCTATCCAGAACCAGATACAGTGGCAGAATTATATTCTGACATCACACCATTCTCGACTGTTATGTATCAATTAGAAGTGAAACAAACTAAAGACCCTCTTTACAAATTGTTTGAACATGAATCCAGATTTGCTAAGAGAGAATTTGTAATTTCAACTGCTTCCGAAACAATTAATTCAAGTGGCGCAGAATCCAATGCTTTAACAGTAACTGGTACTCCAGTAGGACTTCCAGCTTCAGTAGATTCATCTTGGGAAGGTCTTGTATGTGAAGTTTACGACACAACCAGAGCTACTCTTAAAGGTCAAGTAATGATTACGAATGCTACTTCTACTTCTACTTTAAAAGTGAAGGAAATGGCTGGCGTAACTTCGATTACCACTGCGGCAAGTGATGTGTTTGTTGTACTTTATAGAGCAAGAGGTGAAGGTTCTGTTGCTCATGAAGGAAGCAACGACGAATTATCAACAATCTGGAACTCAGTTGGATTCTTTTCTGATTCTGCTGAAGTAACTAAGGATATGGATGTCGAAGGTTACTTACGTGGATATTCAAATGAAATGGCTCGTTTGAGAGAAGAAATGTTTAAGAACTATAAAGTATCTAAAGAAGAAGCATTCTTAAAATCTGTTTCTACTGTTGGTACTAATCTTGATGGTTCTGGAACATTCTCCGAAGCATCTCTCAGAACCTTGACTGATTCTGCTGGTAATTCTGGTGTTGTAAGAACTACCTACGGTTATATTCCTATTCTACGCAGATGGGGAACTGAATATACATCTGTAGCCGATACTCCAGATGCTAACATTTTTAAGATGTCTGAAACAGCATTTGACTTCTCAACTTTGACAGATACTACTGAAGTAATTTTCGATAAAAGAGATTCTATGGAAGCCTTTGGATTCTGTGGACGTTCTGTAATGTCTATTGTGACCAAACAAGCTGCTTCTACTGATAAGAAATTTGGCTGGTTAGGCAAAGTAGAATTAGGCGACCAAAAATGGAATACTCTTGGATTTGCAGTTAGAGAAATGCAAACCCCTCATGGCATTATCTATTTAACTCCTACTAAATCTTTAAGAGGTACTTACGCTAAAGTGATGGTAATACCTAATTTGGATTATGTTGGTATCATGGAACGTAGAGCCGACCAATATCGTAATGATGTTAAAGTTGATAATGATTATGAAGGTGTAAAAGATATAATTAAAGGGCAACAGGGATTGTATTTCAAATTGCTCAAAACTCAACACATGTATGAATTTATTTAACATAGGAGTATAAAATGGCTTTAACTCAAGGTGCATGGACAAATAAATCGTCAAGCAAAAATTCAATGATAATCACTTGCAACGTAGCTTTTACTACTGCGGAAAATGATGCTTATACATTGAAAACACCAGCAGATTTAGACCCAACAAAGCAATGGACTTTGTTATTAAAATGTGCTGCAACGCCTGACGGTCAAGCGTTACCACTTGACCTATGGGGTGGCTATACCTCATCATTCGCATTGACGGGTGATGCTACTACTGTAGCCGCCACAGATGGAGTTAAGATTAAACAAGTATTTGATGATGTTGTATTAGCGGTATCTCCTCTAATTTATGAATTTACTTTTGACCCAAATCTTCCAGTTGCAGATGTGGTTACTGTTGCGGCTATTGGTTCTGGTGCTAAAGTAAGAATTCCTGTCCTACCGTATTACGCATTCAATCTTAATGGTGGTTCAACATTAAATGCAACTAATGCTGACTTCACTATTATCCAGGTACAACGCTAAACTGAGCAGGGGAGTGGAAACACTCCCCACTTTATAAGAGGTAAAGATGGCTGGCACATTACAAACTCGAATTCAACTTTATACTGGGACGATAGCAGATACTACTACTATGACCGACTTAATTAATGCTTCTATTAAAAGCATTATTAATGCTATTCCAGAATCTAAAATTGAAAAATATGCCTCAACTTCTACTGATTCAGGTAGTGGTTTAGATATATCTTCCATAAGATTTATTAGAGCACATAAAGGTGGCTATCGGGCAAGATTAATTGATGCTGGTTTAAAAACCCAAGTAACCCCAGCGGGTGCATTATCAAGTGTATATATTGCTGTTGCTGGTACTGGTTATGTTGTTAATGATGTAGTAACTTTATCTCAAGGTACTTCTGGAACTTGTACGATTACTGGAGTAACTGCAACAGTACCAACTTCGATTGAAATTCTAAATGCTGGCAGTGCTTTTACACAAGGATTAAAAACTACTACCGTAGCACCTACTGGTGGAACTGGATTGGTGATATATGTAGTTCCTTCTACTGGTTCGATACACGAAGCAACAACAACAGACCCCGTATGTTATGTAGAAGCTACTAAGGCTTATGTGATACCTTCTGGTGGTTCTGTAATCGGAGTAGGTTATCCATCGGGTGTTACTTATTCTTCTACTTCGATAAGTGGCTTCCCATCAGAATTAGAACAAGCTGTCATATTAGATGTAGCTATACAAGAATTAATGTATAAAACTAACGTAGCTTATGATTCTTTAGTATCATTGGCAATGGATGCGGTTTCAGCACCTACTCCACCTAATGCGGCAAGTTTCACTTATTCTACCGCAAGTTATACAAATGCAAGTTATACGGATGGAACTTTTGTCCCAGCTTCTATTGATATTACTGCGGCAACTACTATTGGTTCATTACCTACTTCTCCAGTATATACTATGCCAGTTTGCACATTAACTACCGCCCCTTCTGATTTAACGATAAGTTCTACTGTCCCGACAACACCTTCTGCTCCAGTATATTCTTATTCAGATGCGGTATTAGGAACTTATACTGCTACTACAATAGGTTCTTTTGGTTCTATACCAGTTTATGTTAAGTCATCTAATTCGATAGCTTTCTCTAATACTGGTACTTACATAGCAACATCACAAGACCTCGAAAAAGCACAAACAGAAATAAGCAATCAGCAGGCACAGATAGCATTTTATAATAGCAATATTACAAATGAAACAAATGGTTTTAATTCTAAAGTAGAAGAATATAGAGCTAACATACAAAAAGCCATACGTCAGTCTGAACTTGACCAAGAACGATTGATGATGTCTGCTAATAAGACCACTGATTTATCAATACAGAACCAAGCGCAACATCTCAATGCTTTAATAAGTGAATATAAAGATTCTTTACAGAGATATATTTCTTCTGTAGATGCATATAGAGAAAATGTCAATAAAGAAGTTACACAATATAAATCTAATTTAGAAAAATGGACGACAGATAGACAAACTCAATTAGCATTATATTCAAATGATATTCAGAACTCCATTGCTTCTTTTAATAAAGAACTGGCAATTTACAATGCTGGAGTACAGAAATTAATCGAACAGTCTAAATTAGACCAAGAAAGATTGATAAACCAGTCAACTAAAGTGGTAGAGCTAAATAAATTTAATGCGGCTAAAGCAATCGAAACGGCATTACAGAATAACCAGCAGACTGCTGTTGTTGATATTCAGAATAGAAGTAAAGCTGCCGAAATAGATATTGTTAATAAGACAAAAACATTAGAAACATCTATTTCCCAATATCAAGCTAATTTAGATTTGTTCCAGGCACAAGTTGGGTTGTATGGGCAAGACATTAATAAAGCATCTCAAAAATACTCTTTGGGTATTCAGAAGATAATGGGACAAATACAAAGTTTCAACAGTATAATAGAACAGTGCAGAAAAGAATTTCAATTAGTTATGAGTTTAATATAGGAGTTTGTTATGGCGAGTAGAGTAGAGTTTGCAGTATCAGCTACACCAATTTATTCCCATGCCGCTGGAGAAGGGTTGGCAAGTGATGTAATGGCAACCGATGTAGGGCATACAGTTGGTGGTAATGGAAACGTAACTGTAACTTGGGGAACGACTTCGGGATATTCTGCAGGGTCGCCCGTTTATGAATCTTCTGGTGGATATTTAGCTGTTGCTTCTTGTAAATTTATTTATGTAAAACATACTGGTTATGCATATTCAAGTAGCTCAGCTTTAGGTGCTGCAGTTGCTACTACTTTAACTTTGACTATTGGCGATACTTCATTAGATGAATCTATATTAGCAGTACTAAATCCAGGTGAAGCAATCATTCTTCCATTCGCTGTTGCGAAAAGTTTTAGTATCGGAACGACAGCATCTTCTGGGACTATTGCTGTTGAATGGTTTGCTACTTCTTAAAGGAGATTTAAATGACGATATACAATATGTTTGAAATGTGCCAAGTTGAAGTTCCACAAGCTGGGCAAACCTTAATTCTTGAATTGATTAATGAAAGGATTAAAGAATTTGCACATCGAACTGAAATATATAAAAAAACCGATACGATAACTATTGTGGCTGATACGGTAGAATATACTTTACTCACTGAATTTGCTGATATTGATGGTGATAAACTAACTAAAGTTACTTTCAAAGATTCTGATGGTGAATATGCAAAAGCAATTTATGAACTTAAATTCATAATCGAAAATGGGAAGATTAGATTTTATGATTATCTTAATTGTGCTATAACTGAAATACCAGCAGAAGTAGCTTATATTTATTGTGAATATGTGGCAGTACCACCTACTAAAACTATTACCAGCTCTTTAACTGAAATAGATTCACAATTTCATGAAGGAATTAGAAGTGGAGTAATGGAAAGATTGTATAAATTATATTCTACATTACAAAAAGTATTTCCAGATAATTCTACTGCTATGGTCAAAGATATTGCAATGTTACAATTATCTGCTACTGAATTTGAAAAGAGTGTCCATAAAGGTATCAGATTTGCTAATTCAAGTCCCTCAATACCAAAAGAAATATTTACACCAGGCTATTGATAATGTCACAAGAAAGATTTTCTATTGTCAGTTTTGACAAAGGAATTATTAAACGAGCAGATTCAGAAGATATTCCTGATAATGCTGCATCAGATTCTAACAATATAGATGCTGACGCCGCTGAAGGAATATTAAAAGCTATACCTACTTCTACTGCTAAAACTATGGGTACGACTACCGCTACCGCTGGCAGATTATTTGATTGGATTAAAACTAAAGATTCTAAATGGAATTTAGTTTATGCTGATGCTGGTTATCTGAATATAGTAACTGATTTTTATGCGGCTTCTCCGGCATCTAATTTTGGTGCAACTGCGATAGCATCAACAGCAACTTCTATGGTAGTTCATAATGAAGAAGTAAGAGTAGCTAATGGAACGACCACTGGTGTCCCAACTACTCCCACTTGGATAGGAAATTGTGATTATGGACATTTTGGTGGTGCAAGTAAATCTTGGCAATATGGGAATGCTGGCATATCAAGACCCACTTATTCTACTGACCATTCCGCTACTTTCGACATAGATATAGTAGGGCATAATGGTTCTACTACTTTCGATTCCAGTAAAAAATATTATTATAATATATCTTTAGTATATGATGGAATACAAGAAAGCCCTATTGGTAATTCTACTGCAAGTTATTCTATTCCAGCTCATGGACAAGATTTTGATTATCTTACTCTTACAGTAACTTTAAATACGATTGCCAACCTAAACGCACGAGTAACTGGTATCAAAATATATCGTAGATATGAAACTTATGGTAAGGTTTCTTTATCTGACTCTACTTTATGGAGATTGCAACAGTCAATAGATGTTACAAGTGCGGTTGGATATGTTGACAGAACTGGTGCTAATATATCTTGGGCGACATCCGGTGCACATAAGACCATAGATTATGTAGATAATAATACTGATATATTATCTTCTTATGAAGAACAAACTGGTATTCCAGAAACTCTTACTACTTCCGATGTTTATTATTCGTTAGATACAGATTTAAATGCTTACCATTACGTTGCTGGTTGTTACAAATCTGAGATGCCAGAATCTGCTTTTCTTGCTTTCCGTTCTAAACAATATCGTTATGATATGTTTGATTGGACACGTGATTATTTAAAATTACCATCAATACCTACAGCTTGGAAAGCGTTCAATGGTAAGATATGGGCATTCGATGAGAATAATGCTTATCGCATTAATGCTGATGGATTCTATATCGAAGATACAACTGTTGGTGTTGGCTGTTTGTCCCAGCGCAGTATAGTAATAACTGATTATGGGATGTTTTGGTGTGATTATAAAAATGCTTATTGGCATGATGGAGAGCAGATAAGGACGATTGGCGATGCTATTAAAACAGATGTAACTGCCACTTATGATTGGACTGGATTTGCTAAAAATTATACAGTAGGCGAACAAAGTAAAACCCCAGTAGTTGTTTTTCATTCACTTAAAAATTTGATTTTGTTTATAGTACCCGACCATACAGGTAGTTATAGTAATGTTTGGACATTTCATGTGACGAAACAAAGGTGGGATAGTTGGCTACAATTTACTGCATGTGGCAATACTTCTACTGGATTTGGTGCATTTGTCGGTAAATTTGGAGAAACTTATGTTGCCACTGGTTCTTCAATGTTAGATGCTTTAAGTGGTAATATAGCGACTTCAAGTATAACTTATCGTGCATTCTATTGGGTTTCTAAGGTACTGGATTTTGGTAATCCATCATTAAGCAAAGTGTTCTATCGTCCGACTATGGATAGCACAGCATTAACTGCGGCTCCGACAATAACTTATGGCAAGAATAGAGCTACTCCAACTACTTCTTTGACGTCATCTGAATTTAAATCTGGTGGAAATTATGAAGAAGGTAAACTATTACAAGTGAAAATAACAGAAGCCACTGGTTATGGTAATTCTGTATATTCATTAGATATTACTTTAAGGAAATTTTTCGAGTTATGAAAAGCACTAAACATCTTACAACTTTTCAAGAAGTGTCCAGAGAAATTAACGTTCTTATAGATGCCGTCAATTCATCAGAGCGTTCTGTTGGCTATGGTGGACAAGGGAAAAGTGGAGATATTCGTTTAACTTCCGATGATAGAGACAAAGCATATCTTGAAGTTAAAGGAGATAGAGGATGGTACACTACTTTTCAAGATTTTCTAACTGAAAAACCAGCAAAGTCTCGTCCTTATCCTCATTTTGAAAGATTAGATGTAGATAATTTTTATGCTAAAAATGTATATGCACAAAGTATCAGAACTGTAAATGGGGCAGTAATTTTATCTGATTCCGGCATAGTAGTATTTGCTAATGAAACTGAATTTGAAATTAAAAATTCTAATGATTCATTATTAAGCCCTTTCAAAGTAGGAGATTTACTTTACACTGCTAAATTTGATATGGATGGGGCTACTGTAGTAAAAGAATTAAGACTTGATGTTACTGCTGTTAATGGCAATATTATCACCTATACAGAATCTTCTGAAAGTGGTGGCAATATACCAGCTCAAATTGGTTCTCTCGAAATTGGTGATGTGCTGGTGAGGCTTGGGAATAATGACCTTGCAACAAATCCAGACAGAGGAAGCGTCATAGTAATGATGACTTCTGATGTAAGAGATTTAGGTGCTGGGAATAGGAACTTCGCACCTTATATTAAGATTCTTACTGTTATAAGCACTTATTCGGGTTATTTTAATGCTGTACCAGCGGCACAGCTTGGATTACTTGGGACAATAAATGATACAGATTTTTCCGCTTTATATGGTTCTGACCAAATAGGGCTATACACTTCTAATGCTTATCTAAAAGGTAAGTTGCAGATAGGCAGTCGTAGTGATATTATTGGCGCAGATTGGATAATATCAACGAGAAGTTCTTCTGCTCCATCTTCACCTTTAGACGGAGATTTATGGTATAATACTACACTTAAAAAACTATATCGTTGGGATGCAACAATAGGTACTCCAGCATGGGTTGATATTAGTGAAAGACAAGTCGAAAGTTTTTATAGTGCTACTGCGCCAACTTCTCCATTACCTGGTGATTTATGGTTCGATACTACAGTTACAGTAAACCAACTAAAGAGATGGAATGGTGCTTCTTGGGATGGGGTGGGTGCTAATGGAACCTATATTGATAACACTGGAGTTTATACAAGCACAGTAGCCGCTAATCAAGTTATAGCTGGTGAACTAATCGGGTTTACTATTAAAGGTAATTCTACACCTTCTACAAGTGGTGGGGTTTATATAGACCAAGATGAAATTATATTATATAAAGCTGGGGCTGTCGGAGTTGATGACTTTTTATGGAAAGTGTGGAATAGTACAGTTCCCATTATGTCTTGGGAAAGTACGGGATTTGGCGTGAGTGTGTCTCTTGGGGCAGTACAAGGTGCTACACCCAACCCAGATGGATTACAATGTAGTGGAAGATTACTCGCAGTAGGTGGATTTGAAATTGATACTTTATTTGATGTAGATGCAAGTGGTAATATAACTAAAGTAAATAATGTTGCTTATTCATTTCCAAGTGTGGCTCCAACATTAAACCAAGTATTAACTTGTTCAAACGCAACTGGCGGAATATTAAGTTGGAGCGCGCCAGCCTCTATGGTTTATCCAGGTGCTGGTATAGCTTTATCAACTGGTAGTGCTTGGGGAACTTCGATAACGGATAATTCTTCTGCTTGGAATAGTGCAGCACAATGGGTAACTGATTATGGTTCCGGTAGCCGTTCTAATTGGGATGCGGCTTATAGCAACATGATAGCTTCTGCTTCGTTTAATACTGGTGATGGGATAATAACTTTAACCCAGCAAGACGCTGGTACTGTAACGGTAGATATTGATGGGAGATATTTAACTGCCGCAATTACTTCTTTAGGTGGTTTGACTGTGGCGACACAAACATTCGCTGTTGGGACAAGTGGTACTGCGCCAGCGTTTAGTTCAGCGACATCTACCCATACATTAAATATACCAATGGCGGCAACTGCAAGTGTAACTGCTGGATTAATAAGTAAGACAGAATACGATACGTTTAATGGGAAGTCTGTTGTCAGTATCGGTACAGAAGGACTTGTAGATACAGTTGTTTTATCGGATGGTACGTTAAATGCTTATGGGCGTACTTTAACAATTAACGGAACTGGTTATACTGTTCTCACCAGTTTAGAATTAGTATAACGATTAACTAAACAGAGAAAACAAAATGAAATTATCAGAGATTGAACAATTAAAATTACAAGTCATTGATTTGAAAATGAAGTCTTTAAAACGAGACGTAGTGGAAATTTCTAATAAGGTGAACCAATTACAATTAGATGGTGATCTTATTATACAAAAGTTTTGTGATGATAATGAAATTGACATTAAAAGGGCTTCGATAGATTTACAAACTGGTGAAGTTACAATTTTAGAAGATAAAAAAGAGGTGTAAGATGGGATGGGTCTCAAGTAAAAATTATGGAATAGCTAAAGAAAATCCCAAAGATTATGGGACTAAAACTTCAAAGCCATCTACTTACGGTAAAATAAAAGATTGGGTATATGCTGGTGATTACAATTCCGGTTGGACTTTTGACCCATACAGAGGGTTCGCTGGTGATATTAACTGGAAAGATAATCCTTATAAAGATAAGGGTTGGTTCCCAGTTTGGTATCAAGAAGGTGAAACTAATACTAATACTGCAAATACTCCAGAAGAAGTTCCTAAAACCCCAGAAGAATTATTATCAAATACTGCTAATCAGTTAAGCGACCCTAATTCTAAATATTATACTGATTTTAGTAATAACTTAAAACGTACTTTATCTGCTGGCACTTCAACGAGTTCTTTGTTAGCATTCAATAGAGGTATGGGATTAGGAACTGAATCGAGTGCGTTATTAGCTAATGAACAGAATAAAGCTAATCTTGGTAAAATTAATGATGTTGTAGTTAATAGCACTAAAGACCTATTTCTGTCTAACACTGGTAATGCTATTAACGCCAGTAATTCTATGTTAAGTTTCTTAACTGGTATGGCTCAACTTAATCAGAATCAATCACAATATAATCAAACTCGTTCAGATTCTAAATGGAATCAGAATTTGATATTATTAGGTAATCTTCCTAATCAAGTAGCAGATATATTTAATAATAGCAATAATACAAAAGTTGGCACTTGGAATTGGAATAATCGAGGTTAATATGGCAGAGCCTTTTAGATTTACTTATGGCGAAGTATCATTAAGTAATTTTTTACAGAATAGAGAACTTAATGAAAAGCAACGTCAGTTTGATTTAGAACAGTCTCGCATACAACGTCAAGAAAGTTTAATGAATTTCTTCAGACAAAGAGATGATATACGTCAGGAAAAACAACTTAACTTTAATATAAGTAAAGTAGAACCTGAAACTTATCCTTATCAAGTTGATGCACCTATACCATATCAATCTGGAACTAAAACAAGAGTAAGTGCAAGTGGTAATTATCTTAAAGATTCTTCTGGTAAATTAATGATTGATTCTCCAACACCTAAAGATTATAAAGATTCATATAAAACTGCTTTATTACCAGGCAGTTCTACACAAAAAGGTTATCTTAATATTGATACTGGAGAATATAAGAAAGATGCAAATGGCAAATATATAATAGCGGATATAGATAGACCATCAGAATTTAATGCATTAACTGGCGCTATACAAGAATTAACTTTAGCTGAAAAACAACGTAAAGCTGAAGAAGATTTAAATAAAGTAAAACAGTATTATGAAACTGGTTTAGCTAAATATAATCAATATATGACACCTTATGTAGTAACAGATAAACAAGCTGATAAAGAAGATTTTAAGAAAGCTGGATTAAAAGCTGGCGATAACTATTGGATTGATGATAATGGTAATTATCTAAAGACTTATGAACAAGCAAGTAAATATGCAGAAAATAAAGTTAAGTCTGAAAAATTAACAGTACCTTCTAAAGAGATAGCTGATAAACTTGGATTAAGTGGTGCTAAATGGTATAAAGATGATAAAGGTAATGTAGTTATACCAGGTTCTAATGATAACAAGATAATGACTAAGCAAGAATTTATAGCAGATTTTGAAAAGGAAGAAGGACGTAAGCCAACTGGTGCTGAATTATTACAGTTAAGACAACAAGGATTGTGGAAATAATGGGAAAATATTCTCAAATGGTTTCTAATACTGGTGGTGGCAAATATTCTAAAATGCTATATTCCACTTTACCTTCTGCTAAAGAAGATACCACTGTTGACCCAAATTTATTAGAACGTAATAAACGACAGGTAGAACAGCAAGTTTCTTCTCAGCGTAAGATAGCAATCCCAGATACCATATATAAAGGCATACAAGAACTGGCAAGTATTTATTCTGCACCTTCAGATTATATCGGTAAAGGTTTAGAACAGTTAGGTGATAACCCTATTGCTGGTGCTATTAATATTGGGCAAGGTGTAGCTCATGGCGCATTTAGTTTAACCGGATTCCCACAATTATTAACTACTATATCTACCGCTAATAAAACTATCTTTGGTGAGAAAGCTGGTAAAGCATTTGATGATGTTATGAACTTACCAGCTATTAGTGTACAAGAAGGTACTAAACAATTAAATAAAGTGTTTGGTGATACTAAAACTCAGATAGGAATATTCAGAGGTACGATAGCCAATTTAATTGCTACTGGTCGTCCAGAGATGAAAGTATTAACTCCTTTATTAGATTTAGATGAAAGAAGATTAAATGAAATAAGTGAAGGTCTTAATGAAGTTAATCAGTTAGGTGCTACTTTATTAGCATTCAAAGGTCTGGATAAAATTAAACCAGAGAAAGTTACACATATTAAAGTTACTGAAGAATTACGTGGTAAAGAAGCAACTGATATGCTTGATAAACAAACTCAATTACAATCTTTATATAATGAACGTAATGCAAGATTAAAATCAGTAGATGAACTAAAAGGTTCTAACCAACAGTTTATGAAGTCTTATGTATCTAAACTTGAAGAACGCATTAAACCATTAGAAGATGAATTAGGTATTAGAGCTACGGTTATTGAGAATAACATCCCAGTGGAAGGATTAACTCAAGAGACCCCAGTAAATAAATTAATGGAACAACGTGTAAATGAAACATTATTAACTGAACCATTATCATATCAGAAACAAGGATTAGGTGCTGTTAAAGAAACCTTATCTGATAATCAAGCATTTATAGAAGGACGTAATACTAAATTAATTCCAGATGCAGAAAAAGCTACTTCTAATTTACCATCTTTAGAAGAAGTTAAAATTGTTGCAGATAACTCAAATTTAGGGCAAGCTATAAAAAGCGGGAAAGTTACTACCGAGATAAAGCCTAATAATAGCCCGATTTCTTCCACAGAGCTTCAAGGTAAAGAGATAGTCCCTAAGCCAATAGAAAGTATTGGTTCAAGTATAACCGAACAACCTAAGCCCTCTAATTCGTCCGTTTTCGGGGAAGAAATTCCAACTGAGACTAAACTTAATACTACTGATATTATCAAAGAAGCATCTACCGAATTAAACGATAAACCAATAAATATTGCACAGAAATCTATTAAGATTGATGATAAGGTTTATTCAGCACCAGAGGCTATTAATCATAAACAATCTTGGGATAAAGCTGTAGAACAATTAGGTGCTGGTGAAGTTAGCAAAGCATTCGCAGAAGGACGTATATCTGTATTAGATGAACAAGGTAACTGGAAGTCGTTGAATAAAAAGGAAGAAATAAAACCAGTAGAAGAAGTCAAACCTACTGATGCCGCACCAGAAGAAACTACTTTTGGTGCTACATTATTACCAGCAGATTTTTCATTAAAGAATATGAAATCTAATTTCACAGAGAATACTGAAACTATTAAGAATGTACTTTCACAAGGTGCAAGATTAGTATATGAAGGTACTCGTGATTTTAAAGATTGGTCTGCACAAATGAGTAAGTTATATGGCGATGCTATACAACCACATCTACAAAGAGTATGGTTACAGACACAAGGTTTAGCTAAAGATGATAGAAACCAGTTTGGACAAGATTTATTAAAGTATGCTTCTGAAAAGAATATTATACCAAGTAAGTTTACACGTGCTGGTAGAGAATTAATGGTAGAGAATGCTACTGCTAATATTAGAGAGATGATCAATAAGAAAGCATCACAAGAAGATTTTAATAAAGCAGTTAAGCAGACTATGTTTGATTCACCAGAACAACAGAATAGATTTGAAGAATTGCATAATAAGAAGATACAAGAATCTAAAACTGGTAGAAAGATATTAAATACTGATGAACTAATTGAATATAAGAATCTAAAGAAACAATCACAAGGTGGATTAAAGTCCAGTGTAATTAATAATGTTAGAATACCATTCCAAGTAGTTGAAGAAGTGCCTATATTAAAAGCTATATATCAAACATATTTTGAAGCTGGTAGAACTGCTGAAATAGAGAAGATTAAACTAACTAATAATTTTACTACATTAGCCGAAGAATCAAGAAGGTCAACTGGTAGTAGATATGATGATAATATTATCAAAGCATTATCTGGTGAGAAGGTTACTTTAACTTCTGCTGAAGAAAAATTTGTAGGTGTACTGAAAGACTTTATTAATGAAGCTAAACAGTTTAAAGAGAAGATTAAAAGTAATTATGATTTACCACATAAACCAAGAGGTTTAGTTGAAGCATACAGAAAGTCTGGTTTATTGGATGCATTGAAAGAGAAGATGAAGAAAGCTGACCCAGAAGAAGTTAATAATATGGTTAATAATTTTGGTTCAGATAAGATGTTTGACCCTAACAGTTTAACACGTTTCGGTAGAACTGAAAATCCAACGATGGATATACTGCAGAGATTAGAAGGTTACATAGATATATTCACATTACAAAAACATTTAGAACCTGTAGTCCCTATTGTTAGAAGATTAGAAACTGCAATGTATAATGCTGGATTAATTAATAATACAACTTGGTCTAAGAATTATCTGAAAGAATTATTTGGTGAAGATTTTAATACGGGTATGCAAGGTAATAAACAATTTAAAACTGCAATGAATATATTGAATAATGTAGCAAGTATTAGATACCTTTCATATAATCCTACTGGTGGTTTAGGTAACTTGATAGGTGGTGTATTACAGAATGTTACAAGTAAAGATATAACAGCTAAAGAACTTGCAATAGGTACTAAAAGATTAGGTACTGGGCAAGGATTTGATATATTAACTGAACGTGGTATAGTAGATGTACCTTTATTAGATAAGACTTTAACTGCTAAGGATATGAAAAGAAGTGGAACGGATTTAGCTAAGGCAGTAGCATCACCTTATCAGTTCTATTCTGCTGGTGAACAAATCATACAAGGACAGTTTTATTTAGGTAAACTTACACCAGAAGAATTTAGAACTAAGATTATTAGTGCATCACGAGATAGACAAATACTTGAAGGTAAGGCTGCAGCTCAAGGTGGTTATCATAGAGGTATGCGTCCAAGCATAGTAAGAACTACATTAGGTAAATCAGCAATGAAGTTTAGATTATGGGTTCCTGCAGTATTAGAAAGTAAAGTACAGAAGATTATATCTGCTGGTAGATTAGTAGAAAGTGTTTGGAAGGGTAAGAACAATATTACTATGAAAGATAAAGCTAATCTTAAAGCATCATTAAAAGAAATAACTACATTAGGTTCTGCTGTGTTGATACTGAATGAGTTACCAGATGATACTAAGAAGTTTTTATCAGATGCTTTAAGTAATGCTTATGGATTTATGAAGGGTGAATATTGGGCAAGACAAACACAAAATTTAATACCAGCCGCACAAACTGTAACTGAATTATCAATAGCTTTATCAGAAGCAGGTTCTGGTAGCGTATATGAACAAGATTCTGATTATGGTAAAAAAGGTGAATCTAAGGCTATTGGTACATTAAAGAGATTAGCACCTACTGTTATTAAACCTTTAGTTAAAGAGGAAATAGATGAAGATATAATAGAAATAAGAGAGTTACAGAAAGAAGTTAATGATTTGAAAAAATTAGTAATGGATGGTGATGTATCTTTAAGAGGTGAATTAAAAGTAGCAGAGATACAATTAGAAATAGCTAAAAAGAAAAGTCCTTCATATATTATTAAACAAATACAAAATCAAAGAGAGCAATCCATTAGGAATAAATATTTAGGTAAATGATAATTAATTAAGGAGAAGAAATGAAAAAACTGATGTTGTTGTTTTTATTAGTATTTGCTGGTATAACATATGGACAATCAGTAAGTACAAAGGATGTAGTTAATTCTACTGATGTAGTATTGGATTCCGCTGGAATATTCTTACCTACATCTTGGCGTAATGCAACGGGATATAATTCCATTACATTATCAATTCTTAGTAACCAAAGTTCGGCATCATCTGGGGTAAAAATCTATTGGGCTGATAAAGGTGTAACCACTGGAGCTTATAGAACAATGGATTCCGTTACTACCACTTATACGACAGGTACTATATTTAAACTAACATTACCCATTATAGCACCGTATTTTAAAGTTAAATATACTAATACTACAACTGCACAGACTACATTTAGTTTAGTTACTTTACTTCATATAGGGCAACAACTTACACTTGATGATAATGGGTATCTGAAAACTAATGTTATATTATCTGCTTTACCTTCTGGTGCAGCTACTGCGGCAAATCAAACCACACAAATAGCAGAAGCAGATTCTACCGTTGATATGGTAACATTAATGAACACGTCTTTGGATAATATTGAGGCGGATGCTGATTCAATAGTAGATGAAATAACTAAGAGTGCGGTTTCATTAGCCCTCTTAGATAACGCAGTAGATGGGAATTACTTAAATGTTAATAATAATATTGCTGGGGCAGATGTTTCTGCAAATACTGGTAATGCAGACGCTACAACTCAAAGAGTAGTTCTCGCTACAGACCAACCCACGATTTCAGTTACACTTTCTCCAACAGACACCGTAACTGTTAAGGGTATTGTTGATGCACTGCCAACCGGTAATAACAACATAGGCAACGTGGATATTGTTTCCTTGCCTGCGGGGAATTTAGGACAGCAACTATCATCAGCTTCTCTCTCAGTAACACCAGCAACAGACATAACCGACGCAACTTATATAGGTGATATTAAATTTGGTGAAAGTCTGCCAAGTGGGACAGCAATAATCGGTCAAGTTGGGATAGACCAAACCACTCCAGGCACAACCAATAAAGTTTACATAGGAACTGATGGAACAGTAACAGCTAATGCTGGGACGAACTTGAATACATCGGCTCTTTCGTTAGAAGCAACTCAGGTTGATGTTAAAGCTAATCAGACTAATGGCACACAAACTTCAAGGTCAGTTTCTTATTCATTGCCAAGTTACTCAACATTCACGGCTGGAGTTGCCGCCGACACACTTTCTGGTACTTCGGTGGCTTGTATAAAGGTAACGATAATGAACGCAAGTGCGGGTAAGGTACTTTATTATGGTTTTGACGGAAGTGTAACAACCGCTAATGGACAAGGCGCATTGGGCTACTTAGATACCGCTACCATATACGTTACTAATCTCAACAAAGTCTATTTAATCTCTGACTCTGCTACGACTGATGTTAGAGTAACTTATTACAATTATTAAGGAGATGAAAATGAAAAAAATATTCTTATTACTTCTGTTTATTTCATCTTTCTTACTTGCTCAAGATGAGATTAAAAGACATCCGTTGTGGATTGACTTAGGTTCGGGAGTGGCGACACCGAAGGCTCAGTACAACATTTACCCTTTCGGGAATCAGTTAGGTAATTTAGGTGCTACTGCTAATCGGTGGAATTTCCTTTATACCGATACAACAATTACCAACCACTTAGCCAATACGACATGGACGTTTAATAGCGTTGCAATTACTGCTACCGGAACACAACTTAATTATCTTGGCGGTGCTACCGGTACTACCGGAACGGGGAATTTGGTATATTCAATCGCACCAGCGTTGACTGGAGTTGCATCGGTGCAAGATTTTAATTTTAACATGTCCGCCGATTCAGTTGCGGCTTTCAAATCTTTATTAGGAAACGCGAGAGGTCATTGGTGGAGAGATACTACAAGTGGACGTGATTTTATGTTAGATTTTTCCGGCGACGGATTAGCTCTTTGGGAAAAGCCGATTGGAATTTTTAATGATTGGACGCAAGTAGCACGGATAGGTGGAGCGGGTGGGTTAGGAATGCGAATAAATGATTACTTAGTAGTGTATGGCACAGATAAATACCCTTTTGCAGAACCGTCCGTACCAGCGCCAGCCATGATAAATGTATTATCGGATATTTTCACTGGTTCTATATATTCTGGAAGACAAGCGACTGGAAGCTTGGAAGATATGTTGCGATTTTACAATCATGGCGATACACTGATGTACTCGATTGATGAATTTGGGCAAGTTCTTTCAAGAGTAAAGAGTGGCAAGAGTTGGTTACAATTTGAGGATTTAGCCGGCAATTCAAGAGGCGGAATGTATTATGATGGAACGGCTACGACCGGCGGTGTCCAGACATATTACAAAAACGTGGATGGCAATATAAGATGGAATTTAGAAACACGAAAAGGACAAAATAGTTATTTCAACACTGAGAACGGTTCGTTCTTTGTTGGCTCTACAACCGACCCGGGCACGGGGAATAAATTTACAGTAACCGGAACAACGGGATTAGCGGGAAATCTTTCTTTGCTTGACCCAGGCACGTCTGCTAATTCTTACGTAATAACTTTAACGGCGGATAACGCAACCACACCGCAATATGGTACTATCCAAGTTAATAACGGTGCTGATCCTTATTTAAGACTTAGTGCGCCAAATGATGCTGGAACCGCTACCGCAATAATGGATTTGAAAGACCAAAGAGTAGTAATAGGTTCAAGTGCTGCTGGTGTTGATTATGATATTTACTTGCAAGGAGAAACCAATCAAGGCACTATCACCTACATGGAAGATGAAGATAGATTTGATGTAGATAATGATTTTAAGGTTGGTGCTTCTCTATGGGGTAGCGCGCAAATGAGTGGTACAGATGCCTTTACAACTACCGCAACGACAGACACAGTAACCGTAAGCGGCGCAACTGTAAATGACATCTACACACTTACTTACATAACAGCCGTAACGGCAGCAGAAGCAGTTTTAAGCGTAACGGCAACCGCGACTGGATTTATAGCAACGAGGTCAGACGGGACTACAAGCGCCGCTTCTTACACATGGACGAGACAAAGAAAATAATAGAGGTGATAACATGTTTTGGAAAATATTAGTAGGCGTAGTGATTCTTGCAATAATTGCGATAATCATTTATATCAATGGTGTTAAGAAATTATTTTAAAGGAGTAAAGAATGCCAAACGAAATAAGTGGTAAAAGTAGAGAAGAACTGCTTGAACTTGGGAAGAAGTTGACTGAACAAGATTCAAAGATTACAGATTATCTAATGAGCAAAGGGCTGGATGCTTTTGATGAAACCGGAAGGTTTGATGCTGGATTCACTTTCTTAAAAAATAAAAATATGTTTTATGATGGGGCAGATGATAGTAAAGAAGCAGATAAATTATTAGAAGGGTTTTTCAACTATAAAAAGGATAAGCAATGAAGCTAAGAATTATTTTATTAATCGCAGTAGCCATCTTGATTAGCTCAACCCACGTGTTTGGGCAAGAAGTAAAGCCAAACGAGAAACAAGCACAGATACAGTTGGCGTTTGAGAAGGAAGCACAAAAACTCTATCAAAAGACGGTTGACTTGGTTATACCATTCAAAGCCCAAAAGTATGATATAGATGAACGTATTGCGGACTTGTGGAAACAGTATAACAGACAAGCGCTTGAATTGAAAAAGATTTATGACCAAAAATATGATGAAGCTGGAAAGATTGAACCTAAGAAGGAAGAACAGAAATGATAGGTGCTTGCATAAATAGAGGATTAATTGGTGATTCGCGTATTCAGAGAGCAATCTTGGACAAAGAATTAAGAATACTTATTCGAGACCAGCATGACTTTGATTTTTATTTATTGCATAGAGAGAAATTGTCGGGCAGTATGACCGAAATAGAATCTTTTTACAAACAAGCGCCGGAATTGACTCTTTATGAAGACGAGCCTATAAGCACGCCAGAAGTTTGGAAAGTGATGTATAAGAAATACAACTGTGTAGTTGGTGAATTAACAGACGATGCTTTTGACAAACTAAGCAACCCAATAACCTATACGTGCTATCGGAAGATATGGAATATTTTTGGTTTTAGGATACAGATACCATTCACTAATCAGTTATCCACTTGGAAACACATTCAAAAATCTTACTTGAATAAATTTCTAATTGTTTGGATAAAGTTTGGACAGAGTAAAAAACTGAATGAATGGGCGAGACAAAACGGGAAAGATGTTTGGTATTATACAGAAGAAATAAATGTAAGTAAACTAATCGAGCAGATAAATGGAATATAATTGATGGGAGATTTGTAATGGGAGAACAACCAATAACTTGTGCATTGCACGAAGACCGTCTTAAAAAAATTGAATCATCATTACGAGTTTTGCTTGAACGTGGTAATGATTTTACTGTACCTGTTATTAACGGTAAAACAGAACATCGTAAAGCATCTGAACTAATAGGTGAACTCTATGTTGATATGAAAAAACTTAAAGAACAAAGAGAAACACCTGGTAAAGTATGGCAAAAATTAGGTAATTTATTGTTGCCACTATTAAATTTATTAACGATTATAGGCATATTGATTGCCTTATTTCATAAACAATAAAAGGAGATGTTATGAGCAATTTATTTTCACTTAATTGGAAAGATGTAGCAAAAGGTTTCTTAGTAGCAGTATTAACAGTTGTCATCACTGGACTTGGTACTTCATTACAGTCTGGTAAGCTACCTACTCTTGCTGAATTAGGTACATTGGGATTAGCTGGTTTAGGTGCTGGCGTAGCTTATCTGCTAAAGAACTTCTTCACTAATTCTAATAATGAATTAGGTAAAACAGAGGTAAAATAATGAAGCTATCTGAAGTAGTTTCTTGGTTGCTTAACATATTATTAGTTTCAGTTATTATAATTTTATCATTTAAATTACAAGTGCCTAAATATGAATCTACTAAGCCAGTTGTCGTTACTGAAACAACCATTAAAGAAGTGCCTACCATTATCAAGATACGAGTACCTGTTATTAAGCACGATACTTTGCATATTGGTGGTAATAATATTTATGTTGTTTCTTCAGATACTACTCATTTAGACAAAGATGGCAATAGTATAGCGGTTTCATATTTCTATTCGCCTTATGATATCTTTGATATTCAAGCTGATATTAAAACTAAAGAAATTACTAATACAGTTTATCAAGATAAAGAAGTGATTAAATATGTACCACAACCGATTGAAGGTTGGAGACGTATTAGACCAGCTATACAGTTAGGTGGTGGTGCGGTTTATACAGATAAACAGTTTAAACTCGGTTGGTATTTAGGTGTTGGTATCAGCTATATTCTCTGGTGAGGTAATAAATGTTATTAGAATTATTCCGTAGAAAATCTAATGAAGATGCGACAGTAGGCGAGTTGTATATCAATGGTAATAAGTTGTGTTTTACATTAGAGGACGAGAAAAGAGAAGTAAAAGTAATGCACGAAACTCGTATTCCGGCTGGAACTTATGAAATTAAGTTGCAGAAGAATGGAGAAATGACCAAGAAGTATGCTAAGAAATTTCCTGGTATTCATGAAGGTATGCTTTGGTTGCAGAATGTTCCTAATTTCCAGTTTATCTATATCCATATTGGTAATACTGACGAAGACACATCCGGCTGTATTTTGTTAGGGAAACAAGAACAAGACTTTAAGTTAATTAATTCTACAGAAGCATATCTTAAAGTATATGTAGCAGTTGTTAATTCCATATTAATTAATAAGGAGAAAGTGGAAATCAAAATAGTTGATGAACCTAAATAGATTCTGTTGGGATAACTTCTTGACTATAAACTGAATCTATTGTAGAGATAGCCACTTCTAAACAGAGTGGCTATTTTTTTTATATGCACCTATTGACAAATTGAAATTCAATATTATATTTGCAATATGTTTATTAAAAATAAATACGGTCTTAGAAACAACTTTATACCGCAAACTTCTCCGCCCAGAAGTGAAGAAAATAAAGTGGATAGTAATGAAAATGTTGATGTAAAAAATGCACCCAAACTGTCCCCATCAATAAGTGCGACCTCTAAGTTTAATCACACCCATCAACAAGGTTTCCAAAACAGATTTGATTCTCTGAAAGGTTTACGAAGTGTTTCATTGCATATAGGATAGACGGGCGCACCTTTATTTTAAGGTGGTTCTACCCTCATTGCCTCTAAGTTCTGATTGACTGTTCGTACCAGTCTCTCTTACTTAGAGGTTTATAGAGGGGGTTATGATCAAAAATATTGAACATCGGATAGGTTCTATTTATTCACTTTATTCACTTTTTCTGTTTTTCTAATTCATCATTCATCTTTGCATTTTTAGATGTCATTAATAAAATCATTTTTCTTAGTTCTTCGTATGTTGGTAATTTCATACTTTCTCCTTCTGGATTAATTAAAATAAATTTGTTAATAAATTGTTTATCATTATTTCTCTTACTATCCCATCTGGTTCACTTAATATTATATCAACTCTTCGTATAAGGTTTGCTTGTATTGTGTTGATTTGTTTTTTCGCTTCGGAGAATTGCTTCTCTAAATCATTCACAATAAACTGATGTTGGTCTATTGCGATAAATTCATTTTTGGATATGAAGTTTTGTTCGATGAATTGCCAAACATTTTCATCACAAGTAGTAAAACTTTCTTCACCTTCAAATTCTAATTTTGTCCATAAATTAAATTGTTTCATAAACTTTTCTTTCAGTTCTTTCATTTCTCTGTCTCCGTTGCAAGTTTAGATTTTAATTGCTTTTTTAGATTGCCCACATATTCAAGAGGAAGATTTAATGAACAAGCATTAAACATATCTTGGATTATCATTATAATTAAATCATATTGTGCTTGATTATATCTTTTTTCTGCATACTCTTTAGCAATGCGGATGGCATCATGCAGATTGATTATAGATTCTGTTGACATATCATCATCTTTAATCCTTGCTTCAAACATTTCATTTTCTAAATTCATTTCATTCTCCTAATTGAATATCCATCTAATTAAAAAATATTGTAATGTTCCTATGATGATTAATAATAATATTATTTTCCAGTTAGTTCTCATTTCTTTTCCTTAGCTATTAGATGGATTATTTTTTTATTGTCCATGATAAATATTATATTTGGGTGTAATTCTATAATCATTCCTTTATCAGCAGAATATTTATACAATACATCTTTGGTTACTATTTCACCCACTCTAAACACTTTGCTTGTGGTAGTCCTAATGTCCTTACCTATATGTGTAAGTAACTTAGTTACGATAAAAGACTTATTTGTATCAGTGCTCATAAAATCTCTTGGGTATATTATCAAAATTGCCTTAATTTCTTCCGTATAGCCTCAAGGCTCAATTTGTTTGCCTACCTTGATATAAGTATTGACTTGATAAACTAAACCCGTATAAGTCAAATTTGGAAGCCGTTTTCGGGGAAGAAATAGGAGCATATTATATAGTCCATTTAAAATCAGTTATAGTTACTTCTACTCTTGCTGGTTCGGAAGGTAAACAAATAACTCTACTGCCATCTATTGAGCCAATGAATCTTGTAGAATCATCTGCCAATATTTGATAATAAGATTTATCAGCTACATCTATACCTGGATTACCAGCTAATACATCTTGGATACCTTCCATTAGATTAGTTAAATCTACTTTCTTGTCTTTGTCCAGATAGAATAAACATTTAAGATTGTATTTGCCATCTAAAGGAAATTCATATTCTGCATGATGTTTAGTTTTAAAGTCTCCACAAGCTATGATAGCTTTCTTAGCCCATTCTTTATATGGTTCAGAATAATATGTGACCGGATGTTCTCTTGGAACTTTACGTCCATTTCTATCTTTATAAAACATAGAATGTCTTACGCCATTCTTCTTTACATAAGGTTCACCGAGTATTGTAATTTTAATTTCCATATTACTTTCCTATTAAAGATTTAAATGCATAATACTCTGGATTAGTTAAATAAAGAATGCCAAATAAAGTGGTAATAATTAATGCACAACCAAGCACTGCACATATGCATAAACAAATATATTTTTCAATATTTTTATATTTATAATAATATATTGTTACCAGCATAGCTATTATTAATAATATGCTAACTATAACATTTATCCATTGTTTGTTTGTCCATATTAACTCCTAAATAAATCTGTTTGATTAAAAATTTCATCATTATCTTTACCAAATCTCATAGTTTCAGATATACGTTTAGCGCATATTTCTGAATATGTTAGCGATAATTCCGTGCCTATCCCCTTTCTATTGTTCATTTTACATGCTATTAATGTCGTACCGCTACCTAAGAATGGGTCATATACTAAATCATTTTCCTTAGTATATGCATCTATAAAAAACATTGGTAACCCTACTGGTTTAGGACAAGCATGACCTTGTTTATTCCCCTCCGGCGCAATATATAGATAATCGGGGATTCCAGCATACATCTTCCCAAATATAAGAACTTCTTCCCAATGTGCGAATCCAACCTTACTTCTATGCGGCATAGCACCTTTATACCAACAAAATCTAAACCAGTCTATCTTTTTCTCTCTACATATTTGTTTCCAAATTTCAACATTAGTATAACCACCAGGTGTTATTACCATTGTTTCAGCTACTCGTAATCCTTCGGTCAATAATAAATTGGTCATATCCAAATAATATTCTGGAGTGTCTATAAATGGAGAATCGTATTCTAAATTAATCCCATAAGGTGGGTCTGCGAATATTAGTCTAATAGATTTATCTGGCAAATTTTTAAACATATTTTTGCAATCGCCATTATATACTCTTATCCCTTCTTCCTTATAGTATAATTTCATTGGACACCTTTAGCGAAACCAGTTACTATATTCACATGTAATATGCCTTTAGCAGAAGGAAATTTTTCTATGAGTGTTTTATATTTATCCCAATTAGGATTATTAGATTCCATCTTATTAAGATGTTGGAAAGAATATGCACCAAATAATATTCCTTTATCCCATAAAATCTTCATAGTATCATAATCTTCTTCTGATAATGCTACTAACATCATTTTGGTTGGGTCTTTTTTACTTATTAGGTGTAACATTTTTAATTCCATCTATTAATGTAATAAATTTTAATCCCATTGCAGTTAATTGAATAGCTTCTTCACGTAGTTCTGTTTTACTCGGAATACGTTTTTTTATTTCATCCCAAAGTTCTTCAAGTTCTTCGAGTATAACTGCATAACCTTCGTGATAAGAATTGAAATTACCATGTAATTCTAATGCACGATTATATTCTTGTTCCACTTCTTCAAGAATCTTTTTAATATTATTTATCATTTTTCTCCTTTCTAAAATAATCTGGATTAGTGCAAGTTGCGAAATGAGCAATATGTTCTCCATATCTAAATGGTAGCAGCTCATTATAGTTTTCTTTTGGTCTGTTAATTAACCATAATTTGTCTTCTTCGCTTAGCGTTTCAGCATCAACTGGAATACGGTTACCATTTTTAGTTAAGCAGAATACTATCTCTTTTTTACAAGCAGTACATTTCATATTACTCCTCAAATGGTATATCTTCAACTGAATTATAATATATTGGCTCTTTATACTTAGTTGGAATCTTCACTTTAAGCTGATTCAATTTTTCTCTTACTGCTTCTTCAATAAAAGTAGTTCTTGATTTTGCCTGCTGGATAGATATTTCATCAATAATACTTATTAGCATAATTGGTAACTTAATACCTATTTGTTTACGTTTGCCCATTATATATACTCTTTAATATTAAAGTTACTTATAATTTATTATAAATAAACAACTTAGGCTTAATAGCCTCTTAGTAGATAGTTAAACGGAATTTTGGCTTATATTTCCGTAAAACTTATTTTTACTTTCCACCCCATCTCGCAATCGGGGCATTTACATTCAAGGTAATCAAGTTCATTATGGTTATTAACAATTTTAGTATGTGGTTTGCCTATCAGTAAAGTTTCGCCACATTGGCAACTAAATAGTTTCAATATTGTTTTTTGGTTCTCCACATCCGCCAAAATCCGTTTAACTTGCGGTTCGTGCTTGTTGCTGTTAAGCAACGTTTCATGTGTTTTTAATGTTTGGCTCAAACTCTTTATCTCTTTAATTGTCATTGAAAGAGGAACCGAATAAGTTTCGCTCCAATCATTATCAGTTAAAGCAGTGCTACATTCGCTACAATTAAGTATTTCTTCAAAATCTTCGTGTGTCATGTTAAACCTCTATTTGTTATTATAAAACTGTTCCGCAAAAGCACAACCGCCACTCTGTTATTCTGAAAAACGGCTATTGTGTTTTAACCTTAATAATTCTTTATCGGTTAAAGCGAATAGATGTTTAGCTATTATTACAAAACTTATCTTTAATTCTTCCTTTTCTTTACCATCCTTATTATATCTTTGAGCCCACGATTTTGCGTAGTCTAATAATGTCCTCCCCGCCGTTTTCACAATAACTACGGGCTCAACTTGACCTGCTATTGCCTCAAAATAATTTTCTTCTGTGGGAAATTTGTCATATACAGCCCATTCGTTATTCATCCATCCCTCTGCGTGTTTTGGTATTTCTTTTATTGTGCCAAGTTTTTTATGTATTGCAAAACTCATAATATCCTTTCCGCAGACAAGTTAGCCCGCTATATGTTAAACCGAACTTGCTTTCTTAAAATGATTGCATCCATCGCATTCTCGCATTCTGGTAATAGGTATTCCGTATTTAATTTCTTTTTCTTGCATCCAACAAATAGGACTTATCTGACAATGGCATATAGAAGAAATTACGTCATCATTCTTTATAGTGGTTGCATAGAAACAATTTACGCAAGTCGGTTTAACTTCCGGCTCTACAACCGACCTCGCTTGCTCGGTCGGCAAAAAAATCAAATTTGGATTCCATTTATAACTTGAACCAGCGGGGCAACCACAATCGTAATCCGCTTTATATGTTTTGCCACATCCACCGCAGCACTCAACCAAGTAACCTTTCTTTATTGCATGATCAACTATTTTTTGTGCGTTCATTTTCCAATTCCTATTTTAGTTTTTAATGTCGCTCGGCGGGTAAGCCGGAGCTTCGTTATAGCGATGCGGTTGCTGTCATTCTTCTAAAAGTTTAAGTGCCTCTGCTAATTTGGCTACATCAAGAGTATGTTTTTTTGTAACCCGGCAATAAGTTTTCCCATTCTCTTTTATGCGTTGATAAAATTTAATATCTATGTGGTCAACATAATTGTCCACCGATACTCCATGACAATCATCCAAATAAAATAATGGGTCTCCGCTTATCAACTCGCCCTCTTTCCAATCAAAAATTAACTTCTCTTCCGCAACCGCACCGGGCTGAACTGCGCCCTCGCTATAACATACGTTTGCACCGGAATTGCTGAGTTCTCTCACGACGACAAATAATTGTTCTGCTATAAATGGCTTCTCGTATTTGTCAATGTTATTTATTATATCAACTAAAATTTTATTCACATTTCCCATTTTATTTTCCTTCTTATATTTTTTTTGTTTTCGCAATCCGGTGAAACGCCACACCGTTAGCTGGACGACCTTTCCGTTTTAGATATTTTTAATGGGATATTATTCCTACTGCTCACTTCGCTTTCGCCATTCTCTAATCTTTTTAATGCTTCTTTGCATAACTTTATGTTCTCAAACCCCATACAAAAAACTAAGTTTTCAGTTCCTCTAATCTGTCTGTCCAAGTCAACGATTGTATAAATTACAGTGTGTTTAATGTTGTATGGTTTTGTGCAAACCTTAAATCGCTTGTTCGCTGCTTTAATCGTATATGGTCTTTTTTCTTCATCAAACCAAATACGGTCGCCAGCTAACAAGCCACTCAAATCTGACAAACTTTCGTTTGTTGCAATTTGAGTTTTATTAGTAGTCTCTGAATTATTTTCCATAATAGTTCTTCCTTTTATGTCCGTTTGCAGTTTAGTGGCAACTTCGTTAGCCCGAAAAAATGCTTAGTTAATTTTAATGTAATTAATTATGGTCAGTCCGTCATATCCTAACCGTTTTCTCAATTTATCTTCTAACGCTTCAACGTCCTCAAATCGTTCTATATGGCAATCTTCAACGGTATTCTCAAAACCTTCCACTGTGTCCCCTTCAAGTTTGCTATCGTCATAAGTATATTGCCAGAAACTATAACTGATAAAATATAATTGTGTCCCACCCCCTGGTGCATTTTTCTGGCTAACTCGCGTTTCGTGCCGATTGCTTTCATATTCTTCAATTAATTTCACTAAAGCATCTTGGCTCAATGCGTTTTGATGTGGTTCTTGTAAATCTTTCACATCGCAGTATTTGGCAAATAAAATTCCAATATCCATTTTCTACTCCTATTTAGTTTTATAAAATGTTTCCGCAACGGCACAAACGCAACTACGTTAGTTTGACCTCGCAAATTCAGAACAATAAAAAGACTTTATATTTCTTAACTCGCCTAAATAGTAGCAATCAGATTTGCTGTTAAAACAAAGGTGATCGCCTCTTGATGCAGAAGTAATATCATTATCAACCTTACAATGTTTACAAAGTTCGCAACACTTATTTCCTTTGCTCGGCAAACTAACTACGCAACCAACTCCGTCCTCACTTGCTCGGTCGGTCTTTGATGAAGGGGATTTTAACCAATCGTTGAACATTTGTTTAATTGTTACTTCGTCATGTCCAGTAATCGCACAAATAAATTTTAATATTCCTTCGTTCATTTCTCAATTCCTATTTTAGTTTACATTCCCGCTCGGCGGGTTGTCGCTGATCCGTTATACACCAAAACGGCTATGGTGTTTGGGTCATCTTAAATTTTTGTGTATGTCCATCTGCATCAACAAACCAAATTTCATCATTAGGTGTTGTGGTGTCCACTATCATTGTTATATTATCATTACCGCATTTTATCTGTCTTACTTGCCAAATATTTTTCAAGTTAGGTATATATTGTCCGCCGTTTTGGACGCCCGATGAAGCTGGGCTTGCATAACTAAGTTTTTCAACAAGACCGCTAATACAATCAGCTATATGTTGTTCAACCGTCATGTCGTTCATCAATTGAGGATCGGAATAATATTCTTCCATTGCTCTTTGTGTTGCTAATAAAATTTCTGGTTTCATAACTCTAATTCCTTATTTTGTTTTGTCGCGGCTTGTTAAAAACCGCACCGTTAGGCGGAAAATGGTTTATAAAACGGGCATATCAAATTCCTCACCGGGAAAAATATATATCTCAAAATGTTCCGCCGTGTGCTACAAACATATTTTGCTTTTCTACTAAGTAGTTCTTCTATCCCTATCGTTTTAGAATCGCTTACGCACCATTTCGGATTACCAATAATAACGATCCCGGTTTCGGAATTATATTTCAGCACATAAAATATTTCTCTGTCAAATCCATAGAACATACTTATCCAATCACCCGGAAGAAATTTCCGCCTAACTTGCTGGTCAACATTGACCTCGCTACTCGCTCGGTCAATTTGGGTTTTTTCTTCACTCATAGTTCTTAATCCTTATTTTTATTTATAAAATTTACGCTCGGCAAGTTACCAGCCACTCTGTTATAAAGATTGCTTGCTAAATTTTCGCAAAGCAATTTTCTGTAATAATATAATTGTCATCTTCTAATATCCACCAATCCCCGCACCACTCATAAATGTTCGCTATTTTACCAGCATATTTGTTTATAAAATTTTTATCTTCAATTCTGTCGTAACTTTCGCCCAAATCTTTTATTAGTATTCGTTCAAGGTCATCTTTTATTTTAACACGCTTAACTTTATTCATAAGATGTTTTAATTCAATAATATTTATATGCCTGTCCGCAAGCAACTTTATAACTTGCGCATCAAGCAGATTGCTTTCATCTTCTGGCAAGTTTTCTTTTTCGTAATGTTCGGCATAATTTTGGTCTAAATTATCCATATAGTCTTTAATTTGTTCTTCGGCATATCCCATAATATTTATCTCCTATTTTGTTAAATTGTTGTTACCGCAACTGCTTATGCGCCGCGCTGTTATAATTGTTTTTTTTGGCTAACATTTTTCAATAAAGAAGTTCTGTTTATCAATTAATTTAGATGCAATCTTTTCGCTCAATACTTTTTTAATTTTCTTTTTCAAGTCTCTTATTTCTTGAGACCTTTCATCAAGACCAAATCTCATTTTAGATTGTGGATTATTATACATTTTTATCTTCAATATTGTTAAATCGCACAATAGGAAATAGGAAAAAGCGCTGATCCCGAAGTAGCAATCTGAACTTGTACTTGCATAACAGTAAATATTAAGAACCCCCTTCAAATTGGAAAGTTTACGAGAGAATATTAATAAGCATGCATTGTAAGGTATAATCAAAACGTGATTAATATTCAATTACTTAGAGAAGATCCAGGAAAGTTTAAAAAGGCAGTTAAAGATAAACAAATGGATCCTTCGTTGGTAGACAAACTCCTTGAGATCGATGAAAGGCGCAGAAAACTTATTGGCGAAATTGAAACTTTGAGAGCAGAGAGGAATGAAATTGCAAAATCAAAAAACATTGTAGCCGGTAAGCAAGTTAAAGAGGAGCTTAAAAAAAAGGAACCAGAACTCGATAAAGCCGAAAAGAACTATTTTAATGCTTTAAACTTAATTCCCAATCCAGCTTTGGACATGGTTCCTGTTGGCAAAGACGAAAAAGACAACGTTGAAGTCAGAAAATGGGGAGAACCAAAAAAATTTAACTTTGCACCTAAAGATCACTTGGAACTCGGAAAAGCTTTAGGAATTTTGGACTTTGAAACAGGTGCGAAGGTCGCT